TCCAGGACTGGCTCTTGCATTCCAAATGCAATTAAAAATTTTTGCCAATATATCAAGTCCCTCAGGGTCCGAGAGAGATGTAGAGTCCTCAACGCCCTGAATATCATATATATCAGAACCTTGAAAACTTGATGAAGCGATATCTCTCGCGTATATAAGTAACTTCTCCTGCTCAATCATCAATGATGCTTGACGTGTATTCATTGTTAACCTCACATCTTACTTATAATAACGGATTCGTCAACAAGACATCTAGCGAGCTGAGCCATCTCAGGCTCTGGTCGAGTCAAGTAAAACAGCTCAACCAGTGAGGCCCGAATGTCGTCCTCGGTATACTTATACATGAGTACTGCAGGATTGGAAATGTATTCCCTTTCTGCTTGGGAGAGCTCCTTATTGTCTAGTTCAGGTATTTTCTCGGGAGGCCCCATCAGATCGGATCCTCGCTTACCGAAATGCCTGAACATAATACTATCGTACTCCTCATAGATGCTAAAGAAAGCTTTATTCTGGGAATAGACCTCCAATCTCTCGTGATAGCCTTTTGCTGGATGCAGCCGGAAGTTAGAATAAACGCTTCTCTCGGCCACATGGAGCTTGAGTATGAAGGACTCAACCGATGGAACAGCGGAAGCGCCCTTGTTTAGATCATACCCCAATCTAAAACCGCAGAACGTCGGAGGATCTTCCTGAGATAGCGTAGCGTATCCGGTGTCAATATCTCCTTTCGAAAAGGCCATTTTCACCAGGTCATACTCCTTTTGATCCTTCAACAGCAAGACATTGTCGTCGCCTTTATTAATTATTCCGATCCTCTCATGCAGACCGAGGAGCACAGCCTCAACTTCATCAGGTGACATATTGCGTCCTGTAACAGTGCAGTACAGTTCAAGACTAAGCCAGAAACCATAAATAGCGTTATTCACGTCGGTAAAGGGGTCTCCGGACGGCTGTCCTATGGATACTTTCGACAAATCAGAAGAAGGCGCAAAAGGATCATGAAGAAATCGATAACCGGATGTTGCTACTGAGTCTGACTTGATTAGGGCAGGACTGTGCAGCATCTTTCGTCTCACCTCAAAGACGTTATTGATATATGGCCTACTTCTTTCAATAAGTGATAACTTCCATGAGTCAATACTTTTATCGAAGCGACGAATATCAAGGGCAATAATACCTGCAGGTCTAAAAGTATTGATTTTATCAACTAGTCCATAAGGAAAGATGTGTTTAAAGGTGAAAGGATAGGCAAAATACATATATCTTCTAAATCCTGTT